AGTGTTGCCATTATTTATTCCGAAGTGTCCGAGGGCGGACAAGAGCCCGCCCACGAACGTGCTAATTAGATCTCGCCAACAATTACGTCAGGGGCATCATTAGACGGGGGCTGGTTGTCAAACACAATAGTGATGACAAACTCACCGGCCGTCATTGCGCCAGTAACGTCAACTGATACAACCGAATCAGCAGCCAGAGCCGTGCCAAGCACTGCGCCGGTTGCACCGTCAACTACGCCGACCGTCAGAGCAGACTCAACTGCCGTGATCAGGCCATCGTCGTCGATGGTAGTGCCGTCTACGTTGTCCTTCAGACCTACAATGAAGTCAGTAGAACCCGTGATAGCTTCGGTTACATTAACGGAAGCGGAACGTACCACAGACCCAGCCGGGATAACCATTTCCTTACCTTTCAGAGTGCCAGTGGCAACGTCCAGGTAGCTCTCAGAAGAGAGGTGGAGGGTTACTTCGGAGCGCAGACCCAGGGTATGGATCTCAGCGCCTTCCGGATTGTGGGAAGTACGTACGCCAAAGCCAACTTCGAGACCGTCAGCATTGGTCCAAGTATTACCTCGTGCCATGATATTAGTCTCCTATTAGTTGAGTACAGGGGTGGTTGCGAACGTCACGAGCGATTCCGGACGGTAGAGGTTCAGACCAAATCGTGCGGAGAACTGATGGTACTCCGTCTCGATGTCTTCGTCTCTCCAGGAAACGATTCGCGGCGACCGACGCCATGCGCCGATAAACGGCTTGGCATCTTCTTCACCCATGCAGAAGAACATTGCGAACTTGTCACCAATGGACGAGCCCGTACCCGTGGTACCGTCGTACTGACGCAGAGCAGCTTCAGCTGCAGTTGCTTCATCGAGGTAATCGGAAACGTACACGTCGAAGCCGAAGATGTTGTTCAGGAAGCGAACGCCATCGCCAGCAACCGGTGCTCCGTCTTGTGCCTGCCAACGCGGTGCGTCAACGGCAGTGACCAGAGTAGAGTTGATGTTCGTGTTAAATTCGAAGCTGGGGTCAACTACGCAGACGAGTCCGCGGAGAGGCACCTTAGCTTTCTGAAGTGAGTAACGTGCGTAAGCAAAGTCCTGTTGAGACAGGTTACCGCCGGTACCAGAAGCGAGCAGGCGGTGAGCCGCGTCGTTGATGGTATTAGCGTCATTGCTCGTTTGTACACGATGCAGCTTCAGCACTTGAGTTTCGTAGTATTCGTCAAAAGCACGCTTCATCTTGCGGGGCGCGGAGCTAACCATCGCCGGTGCAAGGAAGTCATCCTCAAGGAGTTTGTCCGTGAAGGCTACCTTCAGACCAACATGTTCGTTGATGTTGAATACGAACTGACCAGTGTCAGGTCGACGCTCAGGCAGAGAAACAGACTCGGACATTTGGTCCATAGCCAGTTCACCGATAGAGCTGATGCGATAATTATCGCCATCACCGAAGTCGTTGATCATACGAACCATACCTTGCATGAAGGTTTGGTCCTGGAACATTTCCTTGATTTGGCTTGTAAATACTTCGTTACGCTTGAGGTGAGTACTACCCCAAACACTATCCATGATAGCCATTATAAGTATCCTAAGTTTTAATCAGAAAAAAGATCTCGGCGCATCATAGCCTGCATTTCTACAGACCAGTACTTATCGGGGTTCGTACGACGGAGGTTATTCCACCAGTCTTTGTTACGAGTTTCCCCAACTTCGTTTACTGCGCCACGTTGTCCTATTTCCCCAGTACCGGTAGAACTACCCGGCTTGGCACTCGAGGTGCTCTGTCCCTGAGGTACAAACAATTGCATGAAAGCTTTAGGGTTCTGGCGAGCCATAGCCGTTGCATCCTGCACGGAGATATCCAGCTCCGTTGCGCGTTCAAGAACTTTCTTGTCCGCGGTTTCCCAGTCACCGTATGTGTCCGTCAGTGATTGTGCTACAGTTTGCCAGTTGCTTTCTTGTGTTGCTTGCGTCTGGTGTTGACCCAGTACCTCAGTTACGATCTGGGCGACATCGGTACGATCAATACTAGCTTGATCGCTACCTTGGTTTTGCATCCCTGCAAGAGCCTCGTCTAAGGTAGTCGAATTTGCGAGCTGCTTCTCGAGCTCTACGACTTTATCGCGGAGTTCGTTGTTCTCACTTTCCAGACGCGGGATGTGCTGTTGGGCATGTTCATCTCGCTTCCGTAATTCCTCGTACTGGACGGGGTCTATCCCTGAGTGATCGGTTCCGGCATTGGTCGTGCCAGTCGTATCCCCAAAGGTGTTATTTCCTTCATCTTGTCCGGAGTCGCCGGACGTACCGAATGAATCAGTCATTGTATCCTCGTTACTTGCATGGTGTCTCGCATAGCTGATCTATAGCCTGCGTTCCATGCTTGCATATACGCCCAGTTGGGTGTGTTGAATCCCGCTGCGCTGTCCATAGCTTTTGTCTTCTCATGGTAGCGCGACTGTGCGTAGTTATTTATTACTGTGAGGACCGACTTCGCTCGTTTATACTTACGTGCGAACTCTTCCCTCTCCTCTTCCGTTAGCCCTTTAAGCAGTTGCTCCGAGGGCGTCAATCTCTTCTTCTCCACCTTCTACTCCTGCCGCATCTGTCTGCGACTCGATAGCAGCTTGGTCTTCTGCTACCTGCATTCTACGTTGTGACTCGAGTCTCTCCTCGATTCGTACGTAAGGTTGTACAAGCTCGTCACCTTGATTGGCAAGGTCGAACCATTCCTGATACAGCTCGGCCAGCCCAATAGAGCTGAAGTGCTGAGCGACCTCAGGGTCTTGCAGCGGTCCCATCTGGAGTTGCTGCAGGTTCTGTACCAGCTGAGCTTCGCGGGCGAAATGTCTCGCGCCCATCGGAACCAGCCTGCCATTCGACGTGATGTCGGACCTTGTTATCTTCTTGAACTCAACAGCGCCGAAGTCGTCGTCGACAATCTCAATCATGTCTGCGCCGTCAAGGTTGCGTACCGATACTTCCAGCTCAGCGTTGACCACGTCCTCCAGGAACTCCTGGAAGATCTGGACCTTGTGCTGGAACGACCGTGCAGCTGCGTTGGTCAGGCCGGTGAACTCGGAGGCGGTCTTCTCGCCAGGAGTTCTGAAGCCTAGCGCCTCACGTGGTGACAGAGCAAACATCTCCATCGCCTCGGTCAGCTCCCTGATCTGCAGGTCTGCGTTCAGTACTGTGGTATCAGGGCGTAGGTAACTGATGTCACCCTGCTCCGTGATGTAGTAGTGCTTAGCACCGCCGACCTGCATGATGTCCTCAACGTCGCCTCGGAAGACTACGTCAGGGTCCAGCATCTGGTCGAAGGCATCTGCTCGTGCGTTCTCGAGATGGTCTACACGATATTGCAGACCGACGAGATTCTCCAGCGGGCCTTGGCCCCAGAGATTGTCAGCACGTTCACGCCATGCGACGTGATAAATGTGCGGCGATCCTGTCCAAGTATCCACCACTTCGTCACGGGCGATGGCCCAGCGATCTACGACCGTTACTACACGGTCTCGCTCATACTCGTCTTGATCCTGACGAGTACCCCAATGCATATCACCGTAGAAGTTAAACACCTCAACCAGGCCGCTATCAAAGTACTGGGAAGCAGTACCGAAGCCATCGAACTGGAGCATAAGATCCTTGTCGATATCGCTCTGATTGTATTGGCGAATCACACCACGATGTTCTTTAGCCAGTCTCAGAATCTCTGCCCACATCTCATCGGTGGGGTTATCTTCTACCAGCCTGCTCAGCTCCGCAATCGTATAGAGGTCCCGAGTAATCTTGGGAGCCCTACGGAATGTGGATGCGAGCGGATTGAATACGATGTCCCTCGGGTCCCGACGCTTGACCCGCGGTCCTACATAGGACGCGAGCACCTGCTCGGTAAGAGGGTCTACGCTGTACTCGCGGAAGTATTCTACCTCAGCGAATGCGTTACCGAAGATGACCCAGTCATTCTCCAGCTGCCTCATAGTCTTCCGGAAGTTGGAAGCGTTGAGTGCGTGTTTAGTATTCATGTAGGCTTCTACGATCTGGCGCTTCTCTTTCGAGGCTGCCTCTGAATCGTTGCCTTTCCACTTCAACCAGTTATCATTAGGGAACAACGCTGCATCATAATTGATGGTCAGCGTGTCATACAGGTTTGCCATCTTAGGTCGATGGGTCGTGTTGCTCCAGTCCGTGACAGACTCATTAGTCGTATCCCGTGTGCTGGTTGCCCATACGTACCTTTGGATTTCATTCCACCGCTCCATGATCGGAGATCGGTTGGTGTTCCATTGAACCCAGAGACGGTTGATCTCTCGGGCCTTGACATCCTGTGGCCCTAGATGGCTAGTAAAAATATCTACGCCGTCACCTTGGCTCATGCTGCTCTACCTCTACGACCACCGAATCGGCTATCGTAATTCTGATTAGTTTCCATAACTCTAATGTTACTCTTGTTGACCCTACGACCCGGCGGCTTAGCGATACTGATCGCTGCCACGAATGCGTCGGCCAAGTCGTCGTGCTTGGGTCGGCCCAGAACAATCTGGTCCTCGAACTCACTAGTAAGCCCGCCCTTGTAGTGCCACACCTTCATGTCTGCATAGCGCCACTCGAGGGTGGAGTTCTTCCGCTCCGTCTTGGAGCCTTGTCTTGTCGGGGCTGCCTTACCTTCAATGGAAAGTGTCTCCCCGTTCTGCCGGACCAACCGGTCCAGTTCTTGCTTAACGAAATGTCCACCTGCGTTGGTTTCAATCAACAGCTTTCGGAAATCCCACTTTCTGTGGAGGGACATCAACTCGTTGAAGTATTCGTTAAAGCTATCAGTCTTAAACTGTACCAAGTCCAGGACGTATACGTTCTCTTCTTGGTCCATGCCGATGACTACTATTGCCGTGTAGTCGGAGTTCGCTCCGTCTGTCCAGGCAACGTCCATCGCTGCGAACGTGCTAAGTTTCCTATCCCGAAGAAATACAGAGCCGCGCTCCATTTTAAGATTCTTCCGATCATAGTACTGAAAATGTCCACGAGAAATTCTCTGTGTGTCGATAGCGTTTGGGTCGTTGTAGTACTGACAGAAGAATTGTACAAGCTGCCCTTTAGCCTCATAGTCGGCTCGAATGACCGCCAGTGAGTCCACGTCGAACCCGTAAGCATCTCCTGTATCAGAGTTCGTCTGGAGAGGCCAGAGGAACTCTCCCGTACCATCTCCCTTATCTTCGACCTGTCGCTGGAATACATCCCAGAGTTTTCTTGTTCCATTAAACCGTCCGAGTTTGTGATCCCAGATCTGGTACTCTGAGTCAACACACGTCTGGTAGAAGTCCTCAGGGTGGTACCTAGTACCTACCGCTACTATCTCTCCTCTCGGATTGAGGATGGAAGTGAACTGAGCCATTGAGCGATTGACCTCGCCCCGGCCAATAGCGGTATCAGCAAACTGAGGGATAACGACATCATCAGGAATAAGCAAATCGCAATGTAGTCCGATTGCGTTTGATTTGACTGTCTTAACGATGATTGTATGATCCCTAATGCCCCGCCGTTTTCTCTCAGGATGGTCGACATTGAAGGAGTATGCAGACCATTGTTCGCGCTGTCCTTCATCTGCATGTAGCATCTCCGGCCAGTACGTGCGGTACACGTCGCTGGTCATCATGTTTTTGATTGCGTATATCTGGTTCTTAGCTAGGTCTTCACCTGCCGAGAGATACACGATGGTAATCCACGGTTGCTTCGTTATGCGCCAGGACGCGTAACCAGCAGCAACATGAGACTTGAGATGACCACGGGGAAGTAGGCCAAGACGACGATTACTATCGCTATCCTGAATCCAGTCACAGAGTTCAGCATGAATTTCTCCGTATGCATAGTGCGGGTTGATCAGGCACATGTATACGAAGAAGCGTTTCTCCGCTAGGTCTTTAACCTTCTGCTTGTCTGCTTCGCTGACCATCTACTTTCTTAATCCTCTCCAGATCATCCTTTACCTTGTCCGCTACTTCGGCCTGCTTCGCTGCTTCCTTCCGGACCTCAGCTTTGCTCGGCCTGCCGCGGCCTTTGGTTTCTTTGTCGCCGTCGAAGATTATCTTCTGGGCAGTCACGTTACCTTGTGCTGCACTAATCTTTAACTGATTGTAGGCCAGGGCTTTATCCCTGATGGCCTTCTCTTCGCGCCACGACTTCAATCCCTGCCAGCTCCCCCCGTCGTCGCTCCCTTCCATAAAGGGTTTGCACTTCAGGAGCCTTTGCCAGTGTTGCCATGATCCTACTAAGATCATCGCTGCTTCGTACTCCGACTCTGCCTCCATATAAATCCGATAGGCGCTGGGTAGTCCTACCCATTCGTCTTCTCGCATTGTGT